TTGACTTGGTTTAAGCTATCGCTATCACTGGTCTTAATCGGTAGGAGAGCGACAGGATACGTCTGTGCCGTCGCATTCGCTGCCTGCCCTGTCACAATAGGACTTTTCTTGCCTGTTGGATTATTAGGATGCAGCCGCTCGTACTCACGCTGTTTGTAATTTGCGAATTTATTTTGCACTAATTTGCAGCTCATTCTGCACTAGGTTTTTGTAAATTATTCTGCACTAGGCATTTTATTAAAAAAAATAGTGCGATGACATAAATGTCTCGCACCACTACTATATAGTTAATAACTATAGCTCATGCCTAGTACTCTTTAAATAACTCTCAAAAAGCAGCAACCCTAAAGGCGCTAATTTATCCTGCCAAAGTGATTTGATAGTATCGTTATTATCTATCTTTACACTAGCTTGATCAACAACCACACCCGTGTCCCACCCATCATCTAACTGGTATAAAGAGCCACCTGTCACAACTTCACCTGCATTAAAGGCATCGGCGATAGCATTTTTCCCTTTATAAGCTGGCAAGAGACTTGGATGATAGCCTACAGCACCAAGTCTAGCCTTAGCTCGAGCATCAGCATCCACAAAGCAGTAAGCATGTGCCATTAGTATCACGTCGATGCCATCTGGTACTGCGTTTGTCATCAACGTTTTACCATGAGTAGCCACGGGAATAGCTAACCTATCAGCCAGTATCGCCGTTCTATCGTCAATACACGGTACTGATACCAATATAACCTCAATATCACCCATATCAATACAACGCTTAAGCAGCTGCTCAGCTAGCCATTTTTGACCAACTATCATCACTTTAATCATAGTCAGCCCCTAAATAACGAAATCCTTGTACGGCGCGAAAGTGGCCGCCGTATTTACCACCAGCAGTGAGCGCGCGGGAAGCTCTACCACCATGTAGCTGCCCGCTAATCTGTGTCCATTTAGGATTGCGTCTTAGAGCAGTCGCCAAGTTTGGATGGCTAGTGTGAAATATAGTACGCAATGGCTTGTTATAACGATTTTCAGCATTTAACCAGTGTTCACATACCTGATTAAGAAAACGCATACCGATGCCTGCACCTTGCCACTCAGGCATTACTACCAGTCGACATGCTCGTGCTTCGATGAGACCAGGGCGCGTTGAGACTGCAAGATGAGCAACTAGCTCTCCATCGACTACAGCCACATAGTTGGTAGCAGCAATCATAAGTGGCATTTTTAGATAGTGATGCGGCTCAAACAAGTGCCAAAACTGCCAGTTGGTTTGATAGATTTCGAATGTAATAGATGGGCGTTGCCAAAGACGCCCCCGTATAAATTCATTCTTGGAAGTGTCATATACCCAGTCAGGTTGTAGCCAGTCCAGTACGTCGTAGTGACAAGTTAAAAGTACCGCCTGTTTGCCCTTTGTGCGCCGCCAAGACTTAGCAAAAGCATTAGCACCAATGCAAGCAATTTGACGATCAACGACACTACTAAACTCGTCTATGATCAATCGCTCAGGCTCATCAGCTAATGCACGGGCAAGGTTAGCGCGAAATTGCTCACCATTACTTAACACATGGTATGGTCTTAGCCAAGCTGGTACAGTACCTAGACCGACCGCTGATAGACACGCGGTGGCATCATCAATACTGCCATCGACGGCTATCTGATCAATGATAGGTTTAGTTTTGTCCCATTTAGGATTATGGATAGATGTACCGCGCCATAGCTTCTTACCAATACTGGTTTTACCAGTACCAGAGCCACCGACAATGACGCCAATCTGCCAATCATTGTCTTCAATGGGTAGGTCGGCAGTGATATGGACGTTTGCGCCTTGCTCAACATTGAACAGGCTTTTAATACGAGCGGCTCGATAGCTATCGTGATCAGTACACTGATGATGGATATCAATCTTCATACGACCACCACCTTAAGGCTATAGCCTTGCGTGTTTAGCTGGTCGTAAACATTTTTTTGATGAGATTCATCATCACAATTTACGATGACACCAAACTTAGGCTTATATTTAAAGCCATTTTTAGCAGGTGCTTTTGGGTCGACCTTTGGAGTCTTTTTGCGTGTGGCCACGAGATATTCCTTGTTTAGTTTGAGACTCGTGGTCTTCTGTTTTGCTGAAATTAGCGGCGTTCTCGACGCTCAAGAGATTAATAGTTTTACAACGGCTACATTTGATAGATAGTTTGTCAAAATTGCCGATTTTGAGTAGTTTTTTGCCACACTCTTGGCATGAAATAAACTGCATAATTTTTCCTGTGCTTAGCGTTAGAATCGCGTTAGATTCTGTGTTAAACTCCGCTCGCTGTGTACACGGCGGCGGAGCCTCGGCTTTGCGACAGGTACTGTCTGTCAAAGAGTGGTAATATAATGCTCCAACATTTTATTACCGCTCCGTTTTCTTTATTCAATCCGTTCCCAGCAATCAAGTGTCTTAGATGGTTGCATGTTATTGTGAGCTTTATTGCCGCCAGTATCACCTATATAACCTTCCTCCTTATCACCTGTATTGTCTACAGCTCTATCGCTTTCTTGTGAATCATCATGAGCAATCTTAGTTCTAGCAGATATACCCAACGGGTGGGAATGGCTTGGCATTTCTTCTGTAGTTAACTGATGCTCACGCTCACCATATAGCTTGCCATGTGTTCTAAAGTCGACATGGTCTTCGGGATCGTCAGAAAAACCAACCGCCACACGCCCTTGTAATGCGCGCTGCCATGTGCCATAGCCCTTATATTCCGCGACTTCCGCTGCTGTAGCGAAATGCTTAGACGTCCAAAACAGTTCACCAATTTGCGTATCTTCATACTTACGGGCTTCTAGCTTATCTAAGCGATCACGGTCTGCTTTAATCAGCTTTTTATAGTCTTCGATAGCGTCATCAAGCACTTTCTTCTCACCGAACTCCTGCACTAGCGCTTTTAAAAGCTGCCCGTTATCAGACTTATCCAATGTCAGCCCTAAGCCTTCAATAACATTGGCGACCTCTTCTTGCAGTGCATTTGACCACTCAGGCGTGAAGTAAGTAGCGTCTTGATTTGGCAGATCAGCATTGTCAGAGAATCCTGTTTTTCCGTCACCATTGGCGTTTTCACGCGCGGTGGCAGAGTCGATACGATGCATAATTTGTCCTTATTTAATATCAAGTCTGAGAGAGGCGGGTAAGTAGTTTTTTGATAAACAGCTCATATCTGCCTTGATCGGTTTGGCAAGTGTCAATGTCACGCGAAATCGCAGCCGTGCAGTATTTAGCGGGTCAACACACGACCCTAAACATTGCATAGGCACGTAAGTTTGCACTGCAAGCACGGTCTGATTGTAGCGAGCAAACAGCTTGTAGAGACCCGCTAAATTAAGCAGTACGTGCCCTTCACGTTTGACACGCTCAATCTCGGCGCGTCGATCATCGATTGTATTGCCGACATCACTTTGACCACACAATAATGGCAATCCGTACTCACGCTCAAACTCATCAATCAGCTCATCTGGTATGCCATTTAATACCGCAAAAATACGCGCAGCTGACACCTTGACCAACTCTAACGCTTTGCTATGTGCTACTATATCTTTATATATAACTGTCTTATGGCTATGGTCATATGCCCCATATGGTAGGTGTTGCATGAGCGCATCTGCTATTTTGTTTGTCTCACTCATGAGGTCACCATGACATTGGCAGGGCGTATCCAGCCTACTTGCTCCATACTGACGGTGGGGTTGACATTGACATTTGGCGTTAACTGCACATCAATCATGCCTTCTACAGCCATAATAAGACTATACAGCACCGCTGCTTTGTAGCTCTCAGCGGGTATCATTGCTTTTAGATAGTCATTGATGATTGCGCTAATCTCACCCGTATTAACATTAACGCCTGTGATTTTGGCGGTCACATCAAACGCAATAATGGTAGGTTTAAATGTACGGACGTCTTCCCAAAATGCGGTAGTGTCTTTTAAAACTTGCTCAGATTGAGCCAGTAAGCTGTCGCTTGGTAAAGTTGCCCCATCCGCACCTTGTGCGGTGATGGCGACATCAACGCTACCAGCGCCGCGACGTAAGGGATAAACGTAAGCATTAGCGACACCAGACACACCCAATACTGCCTGACGTAAGTCTTCAGTGCGTGACAAACTTTTACCCAGCTTTTTCTTGTTCCAGAGCCTTGAGCGCCATCGCTCAAGGCTTTCTCCGTCTGATCCACCGCTGATTATATCTACACCTGCTATACTTTGTAGTCCCGCGACTGGTGATACCCATCTCAGAGTGCCAGTGACATTAAAGGCCGCGCCGTTATTGCTTGCTTGCACTGGTACGGCCACCTGTTTTTTAGCAGATAGAGTGATATTTGTAGTGGTCTGCCAATAGCGCCCAAAACCATCTGTCAATTTGCTACCAACGGGCAAGATGATCCCATCAGTGTTACCTGAAGCCCATACCTGACCCGTTGCTGTCGAGCCACCAAGACGGGGCAAATCCAGCTCATCGGCGTGTATATAGAGGTAAGGCTCATCTGCCGTCTGAATAAAAAGCTGTTTTAAAATATACTCTTGATGACTGTATAAGCCCTCAGCAACTGCCGCTGTGCCTGATGCGCGCACGTCTGCATCGGAATCACGCTGGGGCAGTATGCCAGTTTGATTGACATACTCTTGCATGATGACGGCTTTGATATTGCTATATTTAGGGGTTTGATACATTATCCAGCTACCTGTACGTTAATAGATGTTGTGGTCTGGCTGCCATTAGCTTGTACCAGCTCAGCTTTTATCAATAAATGGCCTGACTTAACATTGCCCGCAGTCACAATAATATCGTTTAGATAGTAAGGCGCTCGTAATGGTTCTAACGCTTGTTTTGCCCATGCTAGTGCTTGCCTACGCATACGTGGTATATCTTTGCTACGCCTAAGCTTGTGCAATTCACTACCTAGCGTACTATCAACAAAATACGACCCTTTTGGCGTTAATAAGCGCAAATAGGCCGCTTCTGCTAGTGCTTGAGTACCTGTAAATGGTGGCGCGTTAATACCATCCAGTGTGTAGTCATTAGTGATTTGGTCAAATCGCATCAGCAGCTCCCATTAGTACAGTTGGCGGTGATGTGCCTTCAGCTGTATGACCGTGTATATTGTATGCCCCGCGCATGATTTGCATAGAGCCAGCTTTGTCTGATACATCGCCTGTGGCTTTGATATCGCCATCAACTTCTAAGCTGACATTGCTTTTTATTTTGTCTTTAAGCAGTCTTAGTTCCACGCCGTGCTGGTTGTAGACCACCGTTTCACCCTCTTTTAGCTCCACCGCTACCGCATCATTGCCCGCAACAATCACAAAATTACGCGCGCGACCTTGCATTGGTAGCATGACCACCTCAGCATCTTCAGGTAGCCAACTGGCAAACCCTACCTGCTGATACAGCGGTACATCATCGACCAGTTCACCGCTCAAGCCAAGCACCTGCAACGCTTTATTACCAGTACGCTTGATCGTACCAATAATTGCCTGACGGACGATTGGTGCTTGTTTAAATGGGTTCATGCCTTACTCACTTTTTAATCAAATCAGCGTACTTGACTGGTTGCATCCAGTCATCCGTGCGTTTGAGCCGCAGCTCAGTAGTTTTGCCATTGGCGCGTGACAACTGTAATGTACGCCCATAAATTACCCAGTCGCCAACAGCGCGCGTCAGAACATTACTATCAAAGCTTACTTCCCACCCTGTTTGCCACGGCTGACCGTTGTGCGTCCAACCTGATACTGGTAGCGTTAAGTCCGTCGCATCCAGCCAAGCATCAGCCATTGCTTTAGCAGCGAATTTCTCCGCTTCGGCTTGTGTGTCTGAGCGACTATCGTTAATGATGCGGTGGCGTTTGAGCGCCATGCGGTCACTTGTCACTTTTGCTTTAAAGTTTTTGCCCTTGTCATTTTGACCTACGATCTCAATTGTGCTGAATGCGTTTGAGATGTCATATTGATAGTCAGCATCGAGTACGTTGTTTTGCTCGTATCTATCGTCGTTGTACAGATAAAATTTAGGCTTAACGGCTGGCTGTGGCACATCAAATGGATTGCCGATCATCAACTGACCATCAGCTGATAGCCAAACATACTGACCACTTGCTTGTGCCGCCGCTGTTAGCACGTCCCATACAGACTCGCCAATATCCACACCTGTTTTACCTTTGAGCCAGTCCTGTTGCACCTTGCCAATAGTGATAGGCAAATTTGCCAAATCACCGCCTGTCACATAGCGTTTTATTAGCTCTGACAGACTAAGATTGGCAGCGGCATCGATGGGTGCGTGACAATCAATCAGCTGTCCTGCTAGGTCACGCCCTGATAGATTTGTGCTAAGTCCATTACGACCAATACGCTGACCAATTCGGTCTAAGATGCCTGTTAATACCGTTTCACCGTTACAGCTCACCGTGCAGTTAGACCCACCTTTGACATAGTCAGGTAGTACGTCTTGCTCAGCATCAAACCAACTAAAACTAAACGCATCAGCAGGCACACCAATATCACTATCGACACTTAGATCGTCCCATGTCGAACACACTACGCCGTCGATATGTAGTGCCATTTTTTCTGTGTCGTTATCGGGCATAGCATGACACCTGTATGCCTGCGTCAATGACAGATGCATCAACCAGTCCACGATTGAGCCGCGACAGCTCATCCGCGCGCGTATGGTCAGCGTATAGTAGATGAGCCAATAGACGCCAAGTACACGGCACTGTGACTGTGTGCTTAGTTAGTGGCGGACGACTATTAATCGTAGCGTCAGTCAATGCTTGCAGTTGGGCGGCTGCTTTTTTTAAGTCACGAATGATAGGTGTAATATCTTTATTAACGACAGGCAACGATTGGTCATTTTGTGTACTATCATCAGCGCGCACCTGATCGATTGCCTCTTGTATCTGTTGGCGCGCCTCATCATTAATTGCAATCAAATCACTTGGCGTTAGGGTAGGGTTACGCTGTTCCTCTTTTAACATTTCAATGACACCGCGACTAGTCATTGCAGCTGGTAGTACTTGCCCTGTTCTGCGTAGCGGTGGCACATCACTGTCACCAAACACATCGCCAATCGCTTTGATACGGTTAAACAGACGACGCCAGTTATTCATTGGATCGTAGTCCAGTGGAAGCGTCTTAACGATACCATCCACATCACCGACGATACTGCCTAACCACACTGGTGGATTAAGTAAATCATCTACACGTACCAGATTTGTGCCAAGATTCGTCCGTACCTCACGCAGTTTGCTACGTATGGTTTCAGGGATACTACGAGATTGCGCAATAGCCGCCTCAGTGCCAATAGCATCAAGCTGCTCTTGATAAATAGCCAGCTCCTCCGCTGGCGCTGACAAGATAATACTGTCCGCTGCTTGGCTAGGGGCGGGCATTGGTTCAGGGGTGAAGTGCTGAATATTCCGTTTTGAGCCACTTACAATAAACTGTAGCTCAATCGTACAGCCGTCTACGATGTCACTATCGTGCTTGACTCTATAACTTGCGCAAATAGCCTCTTGTGCGCCAAATACTGGATGTATTAGTTCACCGTTGCCTTTGGCATCCAGCGCGTTGAGTAAGTTTTCTAACGCTTGCTCATAGTCCGCGCCATCTATGATGGCAGTCATACTTATGTTTTTAGGGTTATTACCCATATCAAAAATATCGGCATCATTGGCATACGGTGCTTGATGAGTCGCCAGCGCCTTATCTTGGCTGTCATCAACGCCAAAATATTCAAACTCGACACCGCGAAAGGATGCGTCATATAAATTTTCTTGCCATGCCATTTATGCGCTCGCAATACTTGTCAGAAAGTAAGTTCATTATGGAACAATGGGGCAGGGGCTTATAGGTGACAAAGTTCCGAGAAACCTAGTTTTTTGTTTTATAGTTTGGGGTTGATGCGGTAGGATAAACAATTATCTGTTAAAGAGAGCGTAAATATGTCAATTGAACAATACGATCATCAAGAAGTAGTAAGACAGACTGTAGCTAAATTATCTTTGCGCTTAGCGAAGGGCGCTGATAGAGCTGGTTTGAGTCATCCCTTAGACGAAGCTAGCGCCAAAGGTTTACTAAAAGCCATGGTAGAGCGAGGCGTGATTTATTCAGCTGATGAAGTGTCTCATATTGCCCAGTATGAATTTCAATGGAATAAGAAACACGCTGATAAACTTGGCAATTTTGCAGAAAAAATTAGCAATGGTGGTAGAGTCCAAGGTGCTGATACTGAGTTAGGAAAGAGCATGGCAGCTCAAATTTTTCAAAAGCTAGATGATTTATCAGCACCTAAATAGGATTAAAGATGAATATATATGTACTTTTAGGAATTTGGTTGGTACTTTGGATCGGTGGATGGTGGATAGCAAAAAATAAAATTAAGGCTAAACAGCCGATAGGTATGGGTTGGTTAATCAGTTTGCCTTTTCTGATAGTTTGGATGTTAGTTGCAGGATATTTTCAAACAGAACAAACGTTACCAGTAGAGCCAGTTAGCGCAGCAGTCGTAGAGCCTGTGGCGAAAGAACCTGCGCCCGCTACAATCCCCACCATCCATACAGACCCAAAAATGGCACTCAATTATGCAAATAATCGTTTAGTTAGTTTGAAGAGTGATTACGCCAAAAATGCAGCGCTTTATCAAAATAAAGACGCTCAAGGCTTACTTAGTATTCGCGGTGAGTTAATAGACGCTATGAATGCCAATGAATATGAATACCCTTCTGAGATGCGCTATTTTATGGGTTGTGACCAAGCTTACCAGTCTTTAGTTTCTCTAAATCATTACTACCGAGGCGAATCTATACATCAAGACGGTCATGATTTAGAGACGATAGCAGACCATGAAAAAGACTATGAATACTGGTTAGGCTTGTGTGAAGATAACATCCAATCCAGCTCAGAGCTTTAACGATAAGGTCCAAACTTACCGCGCTTGGTTTGCTTACCAATCTCATCCATCATATTCATGGCGGTGCTGTGCCCACCAATAGTGATCGTTGGGTTAAAGGTCGGTACAGGTTTAGCGGCGATGTTAGATAAATGAGCAGTCATAATTCCTAGCTGCGTAGACATTTGCGATTGTATTTGCTTAGTTTGTGCTTGCTCATTGACCATTTGCTCTTGCTTTTGTTTTGTCTGCTGCTGCTCAGCGATCATCTGATCGTATTTAGCATTGGCATCAATAGCCGCCTGTGCCTCGTTATTACCAGCTGCTGCTAATACATGAGCGATAGCCGCTCCTATTTTATCAGCGACGACAGTGCCCTCAATGAATGTCTCATTGATACCCGTGCCAGCCGCATAACCCACAGCCCCAGCGGCAGCAACAGCTCCGCCGACTTTTGCAAATTTAGCCGCTCCAGCAAGGCCACCAGCCACGCCACCACCGCCTGCCATTCCCAATGCACCGCCTACCGTGCCAGCAGCCCCAATCGCCGCTAGTGCAAGACCTGCACCATAGGCGGCTGTCGCTAGTCCTTCATGCTTTTCCATAAAGCCGCCAAGCGATTGGTTAAAACCGCTTAGCTGCTCATTGACCTGTTTATATAAACCATAGTTGATATTAAGCTGCTCTTGCTGGCGTTCCATTGCCGTTGCCCACTCATCACCTTTAAACAGTTCATGAAGTCCATCAACTGTACCACCTGCGTTATCTAAGCCAGACTTAATACGTTCATTCTCTGAGCCGTTAGTACTGATCGCAAGCGCTGCCATTAGTGCCTGTCTATCAGCGATGACCTCACCTAAATTTGAGCCTTCCAGCATTGTGCTCATCTGTTCATAGAGCGCTTTAGCTTCTTGCCCTTTTGCATTACCCGCTTGCTTCTTAAGCGCTTGATATTGCGAGTCGCCAGCCAGTTGGCGTTCAAGTAAGCTGACAAACGCATCAATCTGGTCCACACCTTGTAATTTTTGCTGGCGTGCGTACGCCGACCAGTCGAGTCCTCCGCCTTGTGATTTTGGTAGTTGTGGGTCACCAGCCTGTGGTTCAATTTGCTTATTTATTTGCTTACTAAATTCACGCGAGCTTATTTTCTGCAATAGATTAACGACATTGTTACCTGCCTCATCTTGATTACCAGCCGTATTGATAGCAACCTGATTAAGCGCTACAATCTTTTTTAGACCATCAACTCCCCCATAACCCGCAGCCTTAGCAAGCGGTAATTGGCGGCTGAGGTACTGCGCCATAGTGTCATACTCAAACCCACCCAATTGTCCACCAGCCACAGCGATATCTTGTCCAAGCGATATCTGATTAGGGTCTAATCCAAAGTTTTTGAGCTGTAAAGTCACAGCGGCAGCGTCTGCCGCGGTCGCACCCGATACAAACGACGCACGTTGTGTGACACCCAGCACTTGTTTGACTGATGCCAAATCATACGCACCGCTTGCGATAAGCGTATCTGCCGCCTCAAGTGCGCCTTCACGTGTACCACCGCCACCGCGCACGGCTGACATAACGGTTTTGTCCAGCTCAACCTTGACTAGCTTGCGATCTGCCACCGTCATACCTTTGCCATAGGTAGCAGTACCTGAGGTACGTGCAAGCTGCTCATCATACGTGCGTGCAGGCTTAATTTGACTATTAACGATAGCGCCCGCCGCGACAGCACCGCCGACCACCGCGCCTGCTGTCTGCATCTTACCCATCAATGTCGATGACGTGCGCAGCTCACCATTAAGCCTGCGCACTTCCTCGCGCATCCGTTGGTGTGCTCGGCGAATGTCATTAGCTGATGCTGTGCCCGACGTACGCAAGCGCCGATAAGCGCGCTCTTGATTGCGTATCTCATCGCGTATTTGTTGCTGTGTACGCAATCCCATGCGCTGCATATCATTAATCGTGCGCGTGTCACGGCGCTGCTGCGCGGCAATACGCCCCAGCTCACCCGCCGCATTACCAGTCAGCAATAATCGTAAACTAACGGTTTGAGTAGACATAAAAACGCCCTATGTAGTGGTTTTTGATTTACGACGAGCAGCAACCAATTTACGTGGTGCGGCATTGGATGCAGGAGGCGGTGGTGGTGTGGACACAGGATTCGCTAGATTGTTTGCTGGTTGTTTAGACTTAGTGACATTAGGCGATAATCCGAGCATATCTAACGCCATATCGACGGGCATACCCCACGCTTGATCGTAGGGCACGCCCATTTTGACCAGTAGCCCGACTAGGCGGACTTGGTTGCTTGCTCGCGCTCTTTTTTTTCCAGTGCTATGCGCGCAATTTCCAATCGCTGTCCGTCTTGACGGCTGGCGCTATCCAGCTCATCATATGTGAGCGCACGACCCAGCGCAGGTACGTGTGTCATTGTGGCGAGATCGACCAGCACTTGTAAGTCTGTCTCACGAGCATTCATAGACGCCGCATAGCTTTGTCCGACGGTGATAGGTGTTAGCTCAATATCGTGATAACGCTTGCCATCGACTAGGATGCCGACAGGCAATTTGACAAACTCACACAAAGTGGTCGCGGACTGAGTTTCTTTTTCTGCTGACATGATTTATCCTTGATTTTATTAACGTTTAGACCAGCGCTTACGCCGCGCCCTCAGTGATTTTATCCATCGCGAACATCTCAATTGAGCGCATTGCTTCACCGTCAAGCTTATAACTCTCTGATACGTCCGTTGCCTCACAGCCTGTGTAAGTCGTGCGATGACCACCGTCCAGCGACTCAATCGTAATGCGTCCGTCTTCAATATTTGCCCAATCGATATCACCTGATTCGGGGATGATGACTTCTACTGACAGCGTAATAGAGCTTGTCGTTTTGGTTTTTTTGCGGGTGCGGCCTTGACGGTTCATCGTTGCAACAGGCTTCTTACCCGTCACAAACTTAGGGCTGACACTCGCACAGTCAAACTCTCTACCGTCGACTGTGAGCACGATTGTGCCGACTACATCTGCTTCACTCATGGGTTATCCTTAAATTAATAAACGTCTAGCGTAGTGTTAATAACGTGCATACCGCGTACCTGAGGAGCGTTTAAAAAAAGCATTGCTTTTTTAGCTCCGCAAGGGAAACCCTTTAAATAGGATTTCCAAGCGCGTGAATTTAGTACACGTCCAATGTCGTGTTAATAACGTGCATACCGCGCACCCAATGCGACGGAATACGCGCATCTACCGCTGTTTTATCAGTAGTGCTTTGCATCACAGTCAGCTCATTTTTGGTAGCGGCCACGTGCTCGAGTATTTCAGCATCATCCATCTTTAGACAACGGTCAAGAAATAGGCTGCGTAAATCCCGACGAGACGCATCAGTATTTTTGCGGCGTGGATTTGCTGCTACTGCTGCACGTAGGTCACGGCGTACATAACGCAGTACGAGCGCGCCATTAATATCAAGTAGTAAGTCATCGGCTTGACCAGTCACTGGATTGGTGCGGTATGTACTGATTAATCGCACAATCTCAGGCTTGCTGTCATGACCGACGTTGACCATCGCCACACCGTCGTTTAAAGCTTGCTCGATGCGGGTTTTCGTTAAGCGTAGACTGCCATCAACGACTGGCAGTGCAGGTAATTTGCAGCCGTTAAAGGGGAGGGCGGGATCAGCCTCGCTTGCGATAGTCGCAGCGATACTGGCTGCCAGCTCAGGCTCAAAGCCAATCGCACCGTGATAGCAGACTGCAATGATGCGGTAGCAGCTCGCAACCGCAGGATAAGCCGCAAAAGCGGTGGCCGCGTCTACATCATCAAACGGCACGATAAGAATGGCATCGTTTTGCTCAGTTTTTGATGATACAAAATCTAAGTGTTCAACCCATGCATTTGCTGTCGCTTCGTCTATGATTGGGCTATCTAACGCAATGATTGAGTGCCCGTGTGGGGCTAGGTTTTCTATTGCAGCCATGATTTTTCCTTAATTAGTCTTAAACAAAAAACGGTTTGCCGTACTCATGCCAATATTAAATAGCTCAAGCGGCTCCTCATCTGACTTTGTTGTGTCAGTTAAAAGTACATGCTCAGCACTGTAACGCTCGCGCTGTAAGCGGTAGCACAGACGATTGTGATCAGTCACATAAGCAAAAATAATGTCGCTGTTACCGATATTAAATTTACGCTTATCATCAAGTGACAAGCGCGGATTGGTGATATTCGGGTATAGTGTCAGCACGTTTTTAGCAGCGCTTGCGTCATACCAATACAGCTTAGCTACGCCATTTTCGACGTATGCAATCGTGGGACGCATGTTCTGATCAAAGCTAAAACTCATCTCAGTAACATCACCTGCAAACGCTAAGACTGCGACTGGCTCAGCACCGCTACGCTGTAGATAGATACCTTTACCTTTGACATAGCCATACCAGTAGTACTGCATAGGTTCACTGGTATCAGATAGCGCGATACCGCCAAGCTCCCAACACTTTGTCGCTGTCTGCGACTTATTGCGTGGTGGTAAAAACGAGGCACTATCAAGCTCAGTCAGCGTGTTGTCTGGTAACATTACAATTCACCCTCAAAGCGTCCCCAGCTGAATTCGAGCGGGATAGATAACGTATCTTTATTTGTTTTGGTTAATGGAGCATCGTCAGACACCCGCCCAAAGCGCATTTGAAAAGGTAAAAATCCTATGCTTATCGGTCTGTAAGGATTCGCATATTTAACATATACAGTTCGGATAGGAAATGCGTTCCCAGAAGATAAGGGTATGTTTACATCAGCTATTCTAGACCTAGGATTCTCTCCGACTGGTCTTAAAGTTACCGCTCCAGCTATATACCCATCGTTTTCTTCTGCTGGAGTGGTAGTTATAGATGACAATTCCATACTGCCAACATATACACCTGAGTTAGAATTTACCTGTAACGGAGAGGTGACACTATGGTTAGCGCTATCGCCCACCTTTGCAGGTCTAATAGTCACGTCATAAGGCACAGACCCGCCACTGCCGTCTAAAACATTAATGACAAAGAGTTTATCCCGAGTATCGATAATTTTATGGATTTTGTAGTAAATATCTAACGTCTCACCTGTTTTAACACTGATAGACGTAGGCGCACCCGCACTATCTTTAATTAATGCTCGCGTGGTTAAGTAATAGTTTGCAGACGTTGACCCCGTACTGACTAGACCAACTTCACTGATGTTGGCATCATCAAGCCCAGTGAAGCTATATTTTTTCTGCTCCCACATTTTATACAGACCGTCACCCTCATCGACGTAACTGTAATCTGATGCGGTGTAAGTACCTGAAGTGAGAGCAAGAAACGAATCAAGCTTCGTTTGAGTAACTACGGGAGTACTGTTACCGCTGCCAATCGCGCAACTGGCATTAATAGAAGCACCTCTACCGCCACCAAAAAAATCCAATCCCTGATTGAGAATCAAGTTCTTCTGAAAACCTGTATCTTTTTTAACCGTACCGTCTGCTTGGGTGACAACACAACGTACTTCTCCGGATATACCTACGTGCATACTAAACCCCTGTCTTTAATGTTATATCTAATGGTTTCACTGATGGCGTATATGCATCATTGTCATATACGTTGTGCTCAATCAGTACGCGCTTGAGTGTAATATCTAACGGTTTGACGCTTGGTTGATATGCGTCATCATCAATATTCTTACTCATGAGTAGCGACTTCAGCGTAATATCAAGCGGTTTGACTGACGGCATATACGCATCATTGTCTTCAATGTCTTTACGCATGAGTAACGAGCGCAATGTAATATCGAGCGGCTTAACGCTTGGCTGGTACGCATCACTGTCAAACGTTGTGTCTTTTAATATACGCTTGAGCGTGATGTTTAACGGCTTAACTGTGGGCTGATAAGCATCTTCTTTTTCTACAAGTACGGGGTATGGCTTACTTGCCCATAGCCGCCGTGTTACTTTCCCACCGTCTCAACACGCACCCCCTGCGATACAGATAAGGCAGCCGCCATCATACGGCCTGCTTTAGAGTCAGCACCGCTCACAATATCCGCTGATGCCGTATCGTAAATAGGTGTGGGATTTGAAGGCGCAGCAGTGTCGCCAGTGACAAAAACAATGCGATGATCTTGCGTTGGCAGACCCGTCCGCTGCGTCTGCGTATTGATGTCGGTATAGATACCAGGCGTTTTCATAGTTATTCCTTAAGCTCTTAAATTTAAAGGGGTTAAATCAATTTGGTCAGACGCTAGTACACGAGGGTCATCAGCTGCATTGCCGTTCTTATCAAAATAAATGTAGTCCATATTGATCGTTTCTATGTATGGCACATCGGCATCACGGTCTGGGTCTGAGACGGTGGCGCTCGTATGCCAGTCATACGCCAAGACACTAACCACTTGATTACTGGTCTTAGCATTAAACAGTGACGTAATTTCGCCCGCGTCCAACGGATCAATCTTAAGTCCCATACGATTGCCCAGCAGCGCATTTTCGACCAGCTCAATAAGTTGATAGCTGCCAATATTAAGCATTGTCCCATCAGCCTTAAATGCGCCCTGACGACTCGTTTCCTCACGTCGTCCAGAATTAGCAGCGACAAGCACCGTAAAGACATAATCACGCTCTCGCTTTTTTGCGCCCAGCTTTTTAGGTTTGGATGAGGATTTGAACGTTACCCAAATGGCGGGGAATGATGCAACGACTTGCGCAAACTCATCAGGTGACTCGGCATCAAAATCGCCCGCGTAGCTCTTAATACCACGGACAAAACCACCGCCATGCACTTGGTTGTATTCGTGTAGCGTATCTTTGATAGCCTGTTCTATCTGAGCCAGCATCATGTCACCTTAGTATTGACGATTAATATTGAGCGTTACCAAAAACGCTAGGACGTCCGCTAGTCATCTGTGCAAGATTAATACTCGGTGCTGCGTTGACCTCGTTTGTGCTAGCGCCAATACCAATCTTGCCGTCGTTGACGGCTTTTAGGTTTTTTACCGCCAAGTCATAACGCTTTTCATCGCGCTCGCTGACCCGTGCGTTACCTAGTGCCACGTGATAGCGCGCGACATCGCACGCCATCATTTGGACAAAGGGTGAGCCTAGCACCGTAGGTACGTTCATTTGCTTAGCAAGGTAGGCATCTACTTCTGAATTGGCAGAGACAATGGCCGCTTGTAGCTTTGACTCATTGATTTCGCCCGTGTAAGGCACTTCGGTGTCGGTGATTTCGACTAAGTCTTCTTTGCCAAAGCGCGTAATCATTGACTCTATTGTTGCGTAAGTAGACATCGTTACCTCTTAGTTAATAGCTATCCAGCGTTAGGCTCATGTTATAGGTCAGCGTTTATGCGTAACCTTTTAACATCAACTGCCAAAAACCATAACCCGCGCCGTAGCGAGCCTCAGCCCCAAACTTATAGACAGCACGCGAAAATACATCAGGCGCGTTCAAATCAGTTTGAGAAACAAATACAGGCTTCTTACGCTCTTGTAGGATTAATGCTTTGACTGGCATAGACGTATCTTGCAAGTACCAGGTACCAGTCTTTAGATCATCAATAACTAATAGCTCAGCGGTGTTTTTATAGATGTTCTGATCGCCATTTTCCAGCTTGTCAGCAGTTAGTAGCGTACGTGCAGTATCTTCGAGGTCTGGGCCAACGATGAGCATATTAGGCTTAACTTTGAGGTTACGGCCTTCATAGTCAGTCAGTGCGCGCATCTTAGTACGACCAACGCCGTAGCTCGCTTTGGCTTCAGCTAGCGAGGCAGCAGATAGGGCCTTATTGAGCACATTGCTCATCTCTTTTTCTTTGCCTTTAACGGTCACAGGATGCGTAGATGAAAAGAACGGCTTACCGTCATAGCACAGCTCGGTTTGACCAGCATTGATTAGCTCAGCGACCAGCTCATCAGGTAGCTGCGCCGCAGACCAGCCTGCTTGCTGGCTCATATTGTTATACTGACCAATATTGTCGTCTTCGATATCATTACGTTTGACTTCGACTGTTACTTCAAAGTCATCATTGACGATGCTATAGCCTTGCTTGGACAATTTATTGATGACTTTGTCGCCGACCCATTTACGCATACGCGGCATATTTTGTAGCCACGCATAGGTCTCTTGTGAGTTAGAGCTTGGCACGACCATTGCTACTTTCTTGTGAAAGCTCTCAGTCTTATCAAACGTATCGTTATAGACTTTCTTAAGCCCAGCGGCGATAGCATTTAGCGTTTGTGCATTGACGTTCATAGTGTGTCCTTGATGTTAGTATTAATTTGATTCATTCGTATCGCGGTGTGGATTAAGCGCCGAGCATACCCACAGGTGCACCGCCAATCTCGACCCACACCTTACCGCTATAATCGACACCCATCAGCGTACCGACACCCAATGCCGCAGGATCACCATCAGTAAATTTGCCAACGGTATTTTTTGCGGTCAGCACCACAGTAGTACCGATATCAGCGGCAGTGACTGGATTTGTCGCATCGTTACTTAGTAAAAACTGACGATTACGCGTGATCACGATTGTATTATTGGACGCTGGTGCTTCAGGGCTAGCAGTCGTTTCAGATCGACCCATCAAGTATTTGGCCTCTGCATCAGTCGCAGGCACTGCCTCTCCCGTACTATTAACCGCTACCAGCTCACCCTCAGTGATAGTGGTGATAGCAGCAATCATTAAGGGCAATGAGATACCATCGCGGTATGGTGTATTTAGCATGATTTGTCCTTTTAATAAATTAAGTTAGCAATTTGGAATAACTACTTAAGCGTTAAGCTCCGCAATCATATCGGCGTGCGAGATACCCATACCGTTTGCAACTTCGATTTGCTCAGCGGATAGTGCTGTGATCTTGCCACCCGCGACAGGATCAGGTTTGCCAGTTGTTTGCTTTTGATTAAGTGCAGCGATGACAGGCGCGTTATCTAAAAACGCTTTAAAACCAGCAGGATCAGATGCGGCATATGACTGTGCCCATTTTTCTTGTGCAGGCAATAAACGCCCGTCAGACAGGGCAGCAGTCAATAGCGCAGCATTAGGATCGACTTGATTGCCTTGTAGGGTTGTGATTTTTGCGTTTAGTTCCGCGACGGTTTCAGTCATCGTCTTAACTGGCACATACTTAGCTGGGTCAGGCTCAGAGACGTTAGTAAACACACTAGACAATGCCGCGAGTGGCTTGTCCGCATCGATGGTGACTTTGGCATCAGTCGCTTTATTTTTAAAGTCGTCGACTTGCGCGGATAGGGCAGTCACGGCTTCATCTTCAGTCGTTGACTCTTTGAGTCCAAGCGCAGCAATAACATAAGCAAGTAAAGGGTTCATAGGTTTGTCCTGATCTTGTTTTGGGGTAAATTTGGCAGACAGTGCAGTCAGCTCATCGAGTGTTAACAGTGCGGGTTGATTAGTGATAGCGACGTTCATTACGTTTGTGACATTACCGTCCGTATCGTAAGCAATGACTGGTGATTTATAGCGGTACTCACGACCAGCGATCGCTTGTGTCGCTCTGGTCGTCCAATTTGGTGCGCGGTTGCACAGTCCAACGCCATCCACATATTCAAACTGTCCCGCAGCCAACCACCCAGCAGCAGGTGCTGGCTGACCATTTTTTTCGGTGTATAACGTCTGATGCTCATAGTCGATGACCATATCAGTCGGGCGCGCGTTTAGCATCTGTGCCAAAACGCGACCAGACGTGCTGTTCAATTTCCAGCTATCACACTCGTGTGGTCGCCCGCTGCCATCGCCGCTTCTCGTCTCCCCTTCAGGGAATACTAAAAAATATCCTTCAGGCGTACCAGTAGCGCTGGCAATAGTCAGTGATAGTGCGGCGATATATGGCGGGGCTGTTTTTGACATAGTGTTCCATTCTTTGTTTGTCTTAATTAATCTCAGTCGTTTTTAGATGATGACGGCACTACATAACGCCTCCTGAGGCGCGTTTAAAAAAGTACTACTTTTTTAGCGCCGTTGTCTTAAAGTCTTATCATCGCAAATTAATATCTGATTTCTCAGGGGATACAGTTCCGAGTTTTTGAGTGGGCACAAAAAAACGCCCTCTTAGGAGCGTTCAATTTATAAGTAGAGCAATAACCGCGTTTTATCCTTTGCGCCTGACAGTCGTCAATCTAACGACCCTCTAACGCTATTCAATTGCTATATGTTTGATGCACTATCTGAAACTACGACGTAAATGTGCCATCAGCACCTGATTGACGCCCGTTTCTGCTTCAGGCTGCAAGTAGCCATTGATATCAATCGGTATGTAAGGACGTGCTGG